TTTTATGAATGCAAACAACAAAATAAGAAAGGGTTCTAAAACTAAGTATAGTGATTGGTGCGAAGCTAATAATTTTATTTGGTGCGATAAAGATATACCTTTAGATTGGATGAGATAATGAAAATAACTAAAGAAAAAGCTTACATAATACTTACACCTAATACTCCTAGACAAGGAGATGTAGGTTTAGAAATGATAAACTATACTGAAGACCCATCAGTTGATACTATATCATATGGTATTCGTTGGTTGGTTACTCACAATCCAGAGCTTTTATATTACATAGGAGCTAGAGAAATGGAGATGGAATTAATAGATAGATTAGCGAAAGGAAAAACAAAAGATGAAGACCCAAGCATACATTGATAAAGCAAAAGATATTGTGTCTACTGATAGGGAGTTGACACATGGTAATAAAAAAATAAATCATGATAATATAGCAAAGATGTGGTCAGCCTATCTTGACAGAGACATTAGTGGTCGTGATGTCGCATTGATGATGGTATTATTAAAAGTTGCAAGAACTAAAGCAGGTTCACATAACACAGATGATTATATTGATATGGTAGGTTATAGTTCTATTGCAGGTGAATTATCGGAAGGAGAAACAAATGACTAATAATAATTATTTACCAACGACCTATCAACAATTTATTCATGCATCTAGATATGCGAGATTTGTTGAGTCAGAAAAAAGAAGAGAAACTTGGGATGAAACTGTGTCAAGATACTTTAACTTTATGCAGGAACATTTAAAAGAAAACAATAAGTATACTTTGACAAAAGAGTTAAGAGCTGATTTAGAAAACGCAGTTCTTAGTTTAGGTATCATGCCTTCTATGAGAGCTTTGATGACGGCAGGTAATGCTTTATCTAAAGACCATACTGCTGGTTATAATTGTAGTTATATTCCTATCAATGATGTAAGAAGCTTTGATGAAATAATGTATATACTTATGTGTGGTACTGGTGTTGGTTTTTCTGTTGAAAGAAACTATGTAGAACAACTACCAACTATCGCTGAAGAATTTGAAGATAGTGATACTGTTGTCGTAGTTCAAGATAGTAGAACTGGTTGGGCAAAATCTTTGAGAGAATTACTTGGCATGTTATATGGTGGTCAAGTTCCAAAGATAGATGTAACAAGAGTAAGACCTGCAGGTGCTAGACTTAAAACATTTGGTGGTCGTGCAAGTGGTCCGCAACCTCTTGTAGATTTGTTTGACTTTGCAATTACCACATTTAAAAACGCTTCTGGTAGAAAGCTTGACGCTCTTGAGTGCCATGATTTAGTTTGTAAGATAGGAGAAGTTGTTGTTGTAGGTGGTGTTCGTAGGTCAGCTTTGATATCACTTAGTAATATACAAGATGATAGACTTCGTAATGCAAAGAGCGGACAATGGTGGTTAGATAATGGACAAAGAGCATTAGCTAATAACTCTGCTTGTTATGCAAGACGACCAGACATGGCTTTATTTATGTCTGAATGGAAAGCTTTATACGATAGTAAGTCTGGAGAAAGAGGTATCTTTAATAGACAAGCTGCAGTTGAAAAGGCAAAAGAGAATGGAAGAAGAGATAGTGAACATGAGTTTGGTACTAATCCTTGTTCAGAAATTATCTTAAGACCTTATCAGTTCTGTAACCTTACAGAAGTAGTTGTTCGTGCTACGGATAATAAGTTAGAGCTAAAAGAAAAAATTAGACTCGCTACTATACTAGGTACATTTCAATCTACACTTACTGATTTTAAATACATTCGTAAGATATGGAAACAAAACACAGAAGATGAAAGACTATTAGGTGTATCTCTTACAGGTATAATGGATAGTAAACTTACCAACAATCCAGATAGAGGATTCTTATCTGAACTAAAACAAGTTGCTATAGATACTAATAAAGAGATGGCTAAAAAGCTAAAGATAAATCAATCTGCAGCAATTACTTGTGTAAAACCTAGTGGAACAGTAAGTCAGTTAGTTGATAGTGCTTCTGGTATTCACACTAGACA